GAAAAGTGGGTTGATATTGGCTCACCTAAAAAAGGAGGAGGCTACAAAGAGTGTGGTCGTAAAAGTGCTAAAAGCTCAAAAAGAAAATACCCAAAATGTGTACCACAAGCTAAAGCTAATAGAATGTCGGAGTCGCAAAAGAGAAGTGCGGTGAAAAGAAAAAGAGCAAAAGCGCAAGGGGTTGGTGGTAAGCCTACTAATGTAAAAACCTTTGCTTCCAAGGGGATGTTGATTCAAACCTATTATAACGATATACTGTGACTATGAAAAAAGATAAAAAAAGCTCATTTGGTATGTTGTCTGTCAAGGCAGGTATTGATAATAATCCAAACCCAACAAAAGCTGACAGGATTGCTGGCGCAAAAATGAAAACAAAAAAAGCAAAAAAAGGCAAGATGTTTAGAAATGGCGGCAACGTCACCATACCTTTTATTGATTACAAACGTATCGCCGGTATGGGTTCCTCCAAACCAAAAAGTAAAAAGAAAGAAATAAAAGAAAAAAATGAAAAGGTTTCAGCTATTGTTCGTAAACCAATACCATACACATCAAAAGAAATTAAAGATGAACCAAAATCAGGGGCTCCAAAACCAAAGGCAAGACCCTTTCTTCCTAGAGAAGAAGCAAAATTAAGTGAGAGATTGACAAGACTAGGGGATGCTAGAAATACACCAGGTACGCAACCTAGATCTACAGGTTCTGGTAATACTAGTTCAATTATGAAAAAAACTACTAAATTATCTCCAGGACAAATAGAAAGACAAAGAAAACGTAAAAGCAGAGCACAAGTTGCTGACTTTTTTAGTGGATTACTTGATGCTATTAAACCAACAAATATTCCACCTATCTATGAAAATATTGCTGCACCATACAAAAGAAACAAAGGCGGACCATTAGGTGTTAAATTAGCAAAAGGTGGTTTTAAAAAGAAAACACCAATTTATTAGAGATGTATTATGGCAACATCAGGAACCACAGCATTTGATCTCGATATCGATGATATCATACAGGAAGCATATGAAAGATGTGCTGCAAGAACTAACAGTGGGTATGAGTTAAAATCGGCAAGACGAAGTTTAAATATTCTTTTTTCAGAATGGGGAAACCGAGGACTGCATCTTTGGAAAGTAGAGTTGAACGAACAAGCTCTGACGAGCGGGACGGCGACATACACAGCACCGACAAATGCGAACGACATACTTGAAGCTTATGTAAGCACAACATCTGGTCAGACTACAGGAACTAATGATGTATCTTTGACTAAGATTAGCAGAAGTGAATATGCTGCTTTACCAAACAAAGGCTCTACAGGACAACCTAGTCAATATTATGTGGATAGGCAAAAAACACCCACAATAACATTATATCAAACACCCGATGCGTCTACTTTTACACATCTTAAATATTATTACTTAAAAAGAATTGAAGATGCAGGAGCATATACTAACCAAAGTGACGTTGTGTTTCGTTTCATACCTTGTATGGTTGCTGGTTTAGCATATTACTTATCAATGAAATATAACCCACAAATGACACAACAAAACAAACTAATATACGAAGATGAGCTTTCAAGAGCTTTAAATGAAGACGGGCAGAGAACATCTGTGTATATAACACCACAAACTTATTACCCTAGAGGAGTGTAATTATGAAAGCAATGCGTTTAATAAAAAGACAGACAGGTGGATATATGTCAGCCTTAGAACAAACACGACCAGACTTATTTAAAACAATTTCAAATTACAGGTCAAGACTTTCAGCACCAGAACAACAAACATTTGATCAAAGAGCAAACATTCAATATAAAGCTAGTCTGAATATGCCTGAACCAATGAGAAAAAGTTATTACGCATCAATTGATAAAGAATTTGCAGAACCCAATGATCAACAGTTTAGAAATGTACAAGAGAGTCTTAAATCAAAAACATTTGTACCGACTTATCAATATTATGATCCGTCAAAAACTCAAACAAGACACACAGGTTATTACAGGGATTTATCAAAAGAGATAGAGGAAGCAGAAAAAGCAATGAAAAATTTAACGATAACTGAAAAGCAGACAAAAACAAGAACACCTTACACTTTACAAAGAAATCCGGGTAATGTTGGTTTAGCAGGTTATCAAGCACCACCTCCATCAAAACCTGTTTATGAATTACCTTCAGACTACAGTAAAGAATTTAAAACTGCTGGTTCTGGAGCCTTTGGTCAAGGTGCGGGACAAACGGCTTATGGTAGAGCAGGTCAAAATACGGGACCTTATGGAACATATAACCCTAGGGATTATTATGTTAAAGGCTCACCGGAAACATACACAGTTAATGTAAATAGAGCTCAAAGAGCAGGTGATCCAGAATACGACAGACAGTTTGCTGCATTAGAGAGATTGAGAACAAGACATTCTTACAGAAATATGCCTACACCTGATCAGACACAAAGCACTACAACTGCACAAAATGTTTACCAGAAACTAGGTATGGCAAAATCGGGTGGTCTAAAAGAAGATATACAAAAAATAAAAAGTAAAGGTTTTAGTGTAGGTGGTAAAGCTGCTATTAGAGGAACAAAATTTAAAGGTGTGTTTTAATGGCTTATGCTAGAGGTAAAAATTCAAAAGCTATATCAGACAGGTCAGGTATGGAGTTTCCATATGTTGAAATGGTCAAAGAATGGAATGGGTCTTTTGTTCATAAATCAGAATTTGAGGCTAAACACCCACAGATAAGAAGAAAGCACATAAAAGCTGATGCAATTGCTTTATTCAATGCACGACCTCAAAAACCTGTGCCTACAATAGTTGATTTAAATCCTTCATTGTTTTTTAACCCAAACCCAAACTCTTTAGTACCACCATCTACACCTGATGAACAGAATAGAAGAAGACAATTAAATATGTCTGTAGGAAGTGTTATTACAAGTGGCTTGACAATAACCCAAACTTTTGTTGTGACTGTTGTTGGAGGTAATCCTTCAAATCACCCTTACCATAATTTTGGTTCTAGTAACAAATTTGCTATTGGTGGATCTACTGCCACTGCTGATGTTACACTTACTGTTGAAGAAGGCAAAACATATCGTTTTGACCAAAGTGATTCATCAAATGACAACCACCCTTTAAAAATTAGTGTTACACCAAATGGTACGCACGGAGGAGGGTCTGAGTATACTACCGGAGTAACCTTTAATGGTGTGCCTGGACAAAGTGGTGCTTACACACAAATAACTGTAGCAGTAGGAGCCCCTACCCTCTATTACTACTGCCAGAATCACAGTGGAATGGGCTGGCAAATTAATACTTAGGAATCAATATGGCTATAACTTATTCAGATTTTTTAACACAAGTTCGTAATTACACAGAGGTAGATAGCAATGTTTTAACAGATGTGCTTTTAGATCAATTTATTAGAAACACTGAATTAGACATAGCTGGTAAAGTAGATTTTGACGATTTAAGAAAATATGCAACATCAACCACCAATACAAATTCTAAATTTATTTTGTTACCAGATGACCTAATCTATTTAAGATCAGTAGAGTCAATAATATCTGGAGCATCAACTTATTTAGAGAAAAGAGATACAAGTTTTATTACTGAGTTCAACAGAGAAGGTACGACAGGAAACCCAAAGTATTATGCTAATTGGAATGAAAGTACAATCATTTTAGCACCTACACCAGCTGTGGATACAATTACAATTCAAATAAATTATATTATTGATCCACCACATTTTACAGCTACTAACACAACTTACATATCTACCTACCAAGAAGCATTACTTCTTAATGGTGTTTTAGTTGAATGTTTCCGTTTTCTAAAAGGACCCCAAGACCTATACAAAGTATACTTTGACAAGTATAATGAAGAAGTACAAGCATTTGCTCTACAACAAATGGGGCAAAGAAGAAGAGGGCAATATGAAGATGGTGTACCCAGGATTCCGATTACTTCTACTTCAGCTTAAGTTTAATTTTATAGGAGATATATAATGGCCATTACTACATCTGCTATCTGTAATTCATTTAAAAAAGAATTATTAGAAGCAAAACACGATTTTACTCAAACATCTGGTGATCAATTTAAAATATCATTGTACACTAGTTCAGCTACTTTGGGTAAATCAACTACAAGTTTTACAACTGACAATGAAGTTTCTGCGAGCGGGCAATATGCTTCTGGTGGAGGTAAACTAGCAAAAGGTTCACAAAATACTTCAGTTGCTACAAATACAGCAATTGTTGATTTTGCAGACAGATCATTCACTGGTGTTACACTAACTGCGAGAGGTGCTTTAATTTATAACTCATCAAACAGTAACACTGCTGTTGCTTGTTTAGACTTTGGTGGTGATAAATCTGCGACATCTGGAACTTTTACAATACAGTTTCCTGCTTTTACAACATCAGCTGCTATTATTAGAATAGCCTAAGGTAAGCTATGTCTAGCACTTGGGGTAACCTAACTTGGGGCATAGGATTCTATGGTCAGCAAGCCTCTAATGAACCAATTGCAACTGGTAGTGCACTTTCGATTTCAGTCGGAGCAATTGCTACAGAAGTAAATGATTCTTATGGTTTATTGGCTTGGGGTCAAGGTACTTGGGGTATTCAAGGTGCTGGTGAAGCTACTGTAACTGGTGTATCAGCTTCTACTTCAGCTGGTCAAATAGCAGCAGTTTTTCCTGATCATACCGAGGTTCTAACTGGTCTTGCAATGACATCTTCTATAGGAACGGCCGCTGGATCGTTCTTACTAGGTTGGGGTCGTTTTGCTTGGGGTGACTTCGATTGGGGTGAAGCAAACGCTGCAGACGAAATCGTAAGTGGTTTATCATTGACTACTTCAGCAGGTCAGCTTGGATTCCTTGGCGATTCAATTATACCTGTAGATGGTCAAGCATTAACAGCTACTATTGGAAATGGCATACCTGTTATAGATGTAAGTTTTGCTGTATCAGGTGTATCATCAACTACTGCAATTGGTGGTGTTGAAGGTGTTGCTGGCTACACACCTGCTAATGCGACTGCTACTACGTCCATTGGATCTGTAACACTCTTTGGTAATGCAGATGTTCCTGTTACTGGATTATCTCTTACAACAGGTGTTGGTACAGTTGAACAAATTACTTTATATGATGCGACGGGTGTTGCTGTAACATCTTCATTAGGTATAGTTGACCCAATAGCAAAATATCCTGTTACTGGATTATCTCTTACAACAGGAACTGAGGATCCAGGAACAACAATCAGTGTAGACTTTACTGTAAGTGGAGTCACTGCTCAAACAAGTGTTGGTAACACTTTTGCATTTGTTTGGAGTGAAATAAATCCAAACGTAACCAATAGGTGGGACGAGGTTGAAACTGCTGCCTAAATGATGTAAACTTAAAAAATAAGGAGAGACTATGCCGAGTACATTTTCATCGGAATTAAAAATAGAATTAATGGCTACTGGAGAAAACTCTGGTACTTGGGGCACAAAGACAAATACTAATTTGGCTGTTGTTGAACAGGCAATTGCAGGTTACCAAGAAATTGATGTAGCTTCAGGGGATGTCACTTTAGTTATGAGTGATGCAGCCATATCTAATGCAAGAAATATGACTATCAAATTTATTGGGACTCTTGCAGCTAATAGAACTGTCAATTTTCCAGCAAGTTTAGAAAAGTTTTTTAATATAATTGATGGCACTAATCACGCAAATTTTACTTTAACATTTAAAGTAACCTCAGCTACAGGGTTTCAATTGTGTGAGGGGCATCACTATATTTGTCATTCGAACGGAACCGACATCGTCAAAGATCAAGAAACAAAAGTGTGGAGAGCCCTTACGGCTAATGAAACTGTTCAACCAGGTGCTCAAGTATTTGTAGATACCTCAAGTTCAGCTATTACAGTTACATTACCAGCATCTCCTTCTCTTGGGGATGAAGTAACTTTTTCTGATCAAAAACTTGCTTTTGATTCAAACTCATTAACTGTAGGTAGAAATAGTTCCAATATAGCTGGTGCAGCTTCTGACCTAACTGTATCTACTGAGGGTGCAGGTTTTACTTTAGTATACTCTGGTGATGCAACAGCAGGATGGGTATACAAAGATAAATAAAAAAACATAAGTAAAACATATGAGTAATTATGAGGCAACAAAATATAACTTCAGTGGGTCTAGCCTAACTGGTGCTCAGGGTGTAAATACTGGAATTATTGTACCTTGGAGTTCAACATCAATACCAAGTGGCTTTTTAGAATGTAATGGCTCCAATGTATCCAGAAGCACATATTCAGATCTTTTTGGAGTTGTAGGAACGACCTATGGAGCTGGAGATGGTGCAACAACTTTTGGTTTACCAGACTTACAAAATAATGTTGCTTTAGGAAGATCAAATAACAAAGCTTTAGCATCTACAGGTGGTGCTGACACTGTAGCAACTGCTGGTAGTGTAAGTGTGGCAGGTTCTGCCGCTGATCATACACTTACTACAGACGAAATGGCTGCACATACCCATAACCAAGCTTGGACTGGGGCAGCACCATATGCTTGTGGTGAGGGTAGTACTAGAATTACTACTACAAATTCAGGTGCTGCAGGTCAAAGTTCTGCACACGGACATAACATAACTGTTAACGCAGGAACTTACACTGGTTCAGCCACCTCAGTTTTACAGCCATTTGTAACATTATTATATTTAATTAAGACATAAAATGAGTAATTACGAAGCAACAAAATATAATTTCACAGG